TTCTTCCGGGGTAAGATTAGTACCGCGTCTCATAGTGTTTGTTGCGTATTGTGATATTTTATCACCAGCAGGAGCGGCCGCATCTACTTTCGGAATTACGTCTCCGCCAGAAGGGGGAATTACATCAGAACTTGTAATATTCCCCGCTGCAACTGCGGGTATCTCATCCGCCTGCCTTGCGCCCTGCTCTACGGTTTCTTTTACTGCGGGGGTGGAGTTATTGGGAGTTTCTTTATACTTTGCTTCTACCTGTCTATAAACATCACCTATCTGCCTTTGCTCGTCTGCAATAAACTTCTCTGTTTCATCCAGTTGCGCGTAGAGATCATCTATAGTAGAAGTTATTTCATCATAATCTCTTTGCGTTCCTTCAAGAAGTGACGTTTTTGCCTCATCTAAAGATATGTCTAAGTCAAACTCAGCCATTTCTCTTACGGTTCGTTGCGCTTCACGATTTAAGTATTCCTCATCATTCAAAAGCGCATAATACCTTGATTGTGCATCTTCAAGTTGACTTATTCTATCTTGTATTTTTCTACGGCTATCCTGTGCTTCACGAAGCGGAGTATCATCGTGTATTTTCCGGACTTCTTCACTTATTTGCGCACGCCTTGTCTGAGAATCTATTGATTTTTGAATTTCGGCATCCGTAGCCTCGTTAAATAAACTCTGACCTTCGTTACGGACGCGTCTATTCATAAGACCTTTTTTAATCTCATCATCTATTACATTGGATTGAAGAATAGAATCCTCATCAAGATCATAGATTACAACACCGCGGGAAGTATCTGCGGACCGAGTACCTCTTGAATCTACACCGTTATAGCCCATTTCCTTCATTAGTTTAGTAAAGGCGGAATCTTCACGGTCATATAAGTCAATACCCCTTGCTTCCTCGTTGCGGAACGTATCGGCCATGTTGATAAATGTATTCTTATCTATTCCAGAATCAGGGAAAAGCCTTTCAAAGTTCTCATAGAGATCATCCAAATATTCAGTTTTTGCAGCTTCATCTATAACATCATCAGCGCCCTTAAAGTATTTATCGTTATACCCGTTAATATAGCGCATAAATTTCTCTGAAAAGCTGTGTAAATCACTTGCCTGCTTATCAGATGCTACTCTATAAAGATTGTTATACTTTGATATGTCTACGGACGAATAAGGTTTCTTGCTATAGTTTGAACTACCGTCAATCTCGCTTTTGTGAGCGCTATCTACAAAATAATGGCCCGTTCCATAATAGCCAGTATTTCTTGATCCTTCGTGCATCTTGCCGCGGGTTTCGGCCTTATTAAGACGAGATAGTGTTCCTGAATGATATACAACATTGTTAGGATCTACTTCTTCCTGCCATTCATCATAAGTCTGCCGCCTCTTAAGTTCGGCAACTTCTTCATCGGTAAGCCGTGTATTATCTGGTATCTGCTCCGCAAGATCATTGATTTCATTGGTCTGCTTTGAAAGCCTGCGAGACGCTTCGTTAAAACCGACAAAATTCCCGTCTTCAAATAGATCGGGGTATTTTTGGTTCATATACTCATCCATAGCGTTTATGCTACGGAATGTTTGCGCCATTTCTTCCGGAGACATAGGTTCAGCAAATATCGCCTGTGTCCTATTTATTAAATCGTTTCTTTTTTGAACATAGTCCTTTATCTCTTGCGGGATAGAGTCCTCTGCTTTTCTTATTAGTTCATCTGATATATTTTTTAATCTTCCATTTTCATCAAATAATTCAGGTGCTTTCTGTTTTAATTCTTGTGTCAATCTTATAACTTCACGTTCGTAGCCCTGTCTCGCATCAAAACTGTCTGAATAATCTGCGCCTTTCTGTGCGATTTCTATTTGCCGTAACAGACGCGCTGTTTCATAATCTTTTGGACCTTCGGGAGTGAGTTTTTCTTCCGGCGCTTCGGGGATCTGCTTCTGTAAATCTTCAAGCGCTTCTACAGCCTGCTCACGTTCCGCGTTAATGCGCGGCATATCCGCTTCATTCTGTTTAGCAAGGTCCGCGGGATTAAGTTCCTGCTTAACGGCATCTGCCACTTCATCAGCGTTCCGTAAGGAAGGAATAAAGTTTCTTGCAAGCGCTCCGCCTGCTTCGCCCAAAACATTGAATCCCAGGTTCGTCAACTGACTTAAGCCTATATCCTTCGGAATATCCTTCCAGTTACCTTCCATAATGTCAGGTATAATCTCATTCGGAAGTGTATCAAGGATAGTATCTGCCGCCTGTCCTCTGATAATGTTTGATACGGCGCTTCCCACTGCGGAATTCTTGAACAGTTTTCCTGCTGCTTCTGCCGCCTTGCCAACTACGGGTATGCCTTCCACTAAAGGAGAAAAAGCCGCATAAGAGCCTAACTGATAAGCCATATTTCCGCCTGTTGATGCAAGCGGGTTCTGTGTCATTGTCTGCTCTAACTGGCTTGAATAGTTGTAGTCTGACAGGTCCTTGCCTACACGTTCTCCGTACTTTTCTGTAGACTTGTCTGCAAGTCCTTTAACAAAGGGCATACTTTCAGCCGCGTGTAATCCTGCACTCTGACCGCGACTGATCTTGTTTTTCAGCGTAATCATTCTTGCGTATTCTTCCGCTTCTTCGGGAGTGAAACGCTGTGCAAGAAGGCTACTCATAGCCGCATCATTAGTGTTATAGAGTTCTTTTGCCTTCGGGTTACTGTTTATGTATTCCTCAAAGATAGCATTAGCGTTCTCTTTCTCATACTTTGAAAGCCTGCGCTGCGGATCAAGGTATCTGTCTATGTTTGCGTCTCTTTCGGAATTGTCTGTTTTATATATAGAATCAATCTGTCTCTGCAAGTCTGCAATCTGTGACTGATTGTTTGTTTGCGTAGCTTCATCAATGGCGGCATCGCCTGTTATGGGTGTTCTCTGCAAGGATTCTATTTTCCTTGAAAGCCTGTCTACTTCCTTCTGTCCGCTTTCAGACAGCATCGAACGATCACGCCTTGTTCCCAGAACATCAACCGGACCATTTGCGATGGCCTGAACATCCTGTGTAGGCATCTGCCCTGACATATTCTGTTCCATAGGCATAGTGGTAGACTGTGCGCTTAACTGTCCGTGTCTCTGTGCGTTCCTTGATGCGTTCTCGGCAAGGAGCCTGTCTCTGTATGCGTTCTGCGCTTCTTCGGCGGCGGCCTGTGCCTTATAGACTTCTGCCATGCCAGCAAAGCCGCGTCCGTAAGGGTTGTCTGCAAACGGATCACTTGACTTTACACGGCCTGAATCCACATCCTCACGGGCCTTGCGTCCAAAATCACGGCCGCGCTGGATTGCCTCATCGGAGGCATACTTTTCCTCCAAAACGGGTATAGCGGCATTCGGTGTAGCCGCGCTATTCGACTGGTTACGTTTCTCACTTTCTCTTTTAGAAGCCTCGGCTTGACGCTTTCTTTCTTCTTCCTGCTGGCGAGCGGCCTGTTCCTGCCTTTTTCTCGCCTCCTCTTGCTGTCTGCGGAGTTCTTCTTCCTGCTGTTTATTCTGATTAACCTTCTTATTAGCTTTTGAAGCTACACCGTTTGCCATTTAATTGTTCTCCTTAAATCAACCTGCCTGATCCATCAAATCAAGCATAGCCAAATACTTAGCGTAGTCTGTTACGCTACCCATGTTGTTGCCCTGTGTAGTGCTAACATTAGTAACGCCGAGTGTATTAGAAGTAGGCGTGTAAGTTCCTGCCGCCCTATCCATGTTGCTCATAAGGTTTGCAAGGGTATTTACATAGTTGCTTCCGCTTGTGAGCGATCTGCTTGTCGGAGCTGTCATACTAACTATCGGGAGTGCTTCTCCGGTAAGATTACCGAGAGTAGAGGCTGCATTAGCAAGGCTACTAAGGGAATTTGCCGAGTTAATGGTCATAAGAGCATTGGCAAGGTTATTCTCATAAGTATTCTTGTAGTTAGCGTAGTTGCCCTCGATCTGATTCATAGCGTTAGCATAGTTCTGAGCAAGCTGATTTACATAGTCTGTGTAGTTGCCCTGTGCGGAGCTGTACTCTGAGTTGTAGGCTCTGTTAGCGCTTGACAGATTGTTGTTGTAGGTATTAAGAAGCTGTGCTAAGTTCTGTGCAAGCTGAGTGTTGATGTTATTCCTTGCATTACCATAGTTGTTCATGATGTTTGCAAGGCTACTTTCGGAAGCTCCTCCTGAAATACCCGATGCAGCTAAGTTCTGATTAAGGTTGCGCTTGTTCATCATGTAATTGATGTATGCCTCCCTTAATGAACGTGCGGCATCTTCGTTCTGTATGTTGGAACCAAATTTATAGTTTTCCTTTAAGGAACCGAGAGTAGAGTTAAGGTTGTTCTTTAACGCATTAGCGGTTCTATCCCACTGCGTATCTATACGCTGGTTTGACTGATTGAATACGTCCTGCGTATTAGATTTCTGCTGATTGTAGGACTCTGCCGCGTTCTCCATACTACGGTTATACGCATCATAAGCCGCGTCACGCTGGCTTTCCATAATGGACTGGATCATAGCATAGTAGTCAAGATCGGCCTGACTGGGGCCGCTCACTTCCTCGTAATATCCGCCACCACCGGAATAGCCGCCACTACGATTAGATTCGCTTTCAGGCTCCTCGGTGCTTGTATTGCTTGTTGAAGCCTTTTTCTGAGTAGTAGTGGTATTGCTTGTACTTGTCGGAGTTCCGCCGAGAGTATATGTTACAGTTCCGCCACTTTTAGAAGTATAGTTACCCGAACCGTTGTCATAGACTATCGGCTTGTTGCCCTGTCCGCCATGCGTAGCGTAGTAAATCGTGTTGGCCACGTTACCCGGCATACGGTTGTTCAGATCAGACTGGGTATATGTTTTTACTGCCATATCTGTTATCTCCTTTCTTAGATATATGCGCATATATTAAAAAAGGCGTAGCCACCACTACGTCTTGATTAACCTTTATGGTCTTTTAAGAGTGCCTTCCTTAAAGCGCTTTAGCATGGCCGCGTTTTGCGTTGCCGAGTATGTGTACTTATCGGGGAAGTTCGCCGCGTATATCCTTGCCCTGTTCTTTCGGGAATTGTCTATCCCCATTTCCTTTAAGGCATCTGCCACTGAGTAGGATCGCCCCATGTACTTCGGAAAGTATTGACTGTCCTTATTGATTAGCGGTCCATCGTCTAACACGATCACCACATGAGAACCGGGCTTTAACAGGATGTCTCCCTTAGAGAGATAATTTATCCCGTCAACGTATCGGCTATCGGTCAAAACATTAAATCCCGCCTGCTTAAACGTGCTTTTCATGGTAGAAGTAGTCGGAGCGTTACCGCTGTACTCTAACTTCTTTAATCCTGCAAAGAGACAAACACAAGTCACAAAGGCGGAGCAATCCGTTTCGCACGCTTCGCCAGCGTTAATGAAGTCCAATAAATTGTACTTATACTTTAACGCAATAGCATGAAATGTGTTTCTTTGCGACTGATCGTAGCCTATCAGACGATTAACGGGCGGAGTAGCAAGTGTTTCCGCTATGGTGGCTATCTGTTCCCGCACTAATCTGTCGGGATGCCTAAGAAGAACCGTCCACGGCTTTTTATACCACAGCCTTATACAGACTTCTTTACCCGTCTGATTGCCTGCTTGACCACCGCTAATTGTGTTATGCTCATTTATACTTGCGTGTGCTATTCTCATTAGCCAATACCTATACTTGCCATGACATAGCCAATAACACCGGCTATCAAAGCTCCTGCAAGCGCCCATATGAGCTTATCCCAGTTCTGCGCGGGTTTATTCTCAATAACTTCAAGGCGCTCACCTATCTTTGACTGTTCTTTAGCCATGTTTGCCATGTTGGTTGCAAGTTCCCTCACGGAAGCCGTTAACTCTGTCATTTGGCCTACGGCATCTTCCAGTTTCGCTATGCGTCTGTTTTGGCGTTCATCTTCCGCCTCGATCCTTTTGGCAAACTCGTTATGCACTTCTACTGATACAAATTCTTCACTCATTTCTCTACCGCTTTCGAGTCTATCCATGCTTCACAGAAGGCATAGATACTACTTGAAATCACAAGCAATATCCCACCAGCAAGAGCCAGCGTATTGTTGCCCTGCACAAGACCGCTTATGCCAGTTCCCAAAGATGCAAGAGCCGCAGCCACACAGAGCCAGAACTTGCGTGAGGAAAGTTTATTTTTCCAATCCATTTTTAGTATCTCCCTTCTTTGTACCTCTCTTTTTTATCCACCAAATTGCAAAGGACAGGACCAGTTCCGAACTACAGCAAGCAAACACGCACTCTATGAGAGTATCAGGTGTCGCTTGGTAGATGCAAAAAATCACGATCATAGTGACCGTGAATCCGAAAATAAAGCCTGCAAGGGCAAGTAATACTTTGTCTATAGTATTCATTTTATCTTCCACATGAGAAGGTTGGCGTTACGTCCTCTTGCGGTCAGTGTAACGCCTGTCGCGGTTACAGTACCGTTTGCAGGAAGCTCAATTATAGCGGACTCTCCACCATAAACATAACTTTCAACCTTTGTTCCCGTAGTAGACAACGTGCATCCACGTTTCTGCGGCTGGTTGCTTGTTATATCATAGCTCTCACCATACGCTAAATACGTTCCTGCGGGCATTGGATCTGATGTAACGGATATGTTTGTTACATTAGCCTGTATATTGAAGAACGTAAACTGATTGCTTGCGTCAAGTTTAATATTATATCCGCCGCCGCCCTTTTTCATTAAGGCACATAAAGTCTCAGCCATAGGTTAGCCCTCGCTTTCAGCGTTTACTCTATGATCAACGGTTTCTACATAGCCACTCACTACTCTGCCGTACATATCATGAATCTGAACGATGGCATACAGTACATCGGAAGCATTGTGATAGGATGCAAGAGTCTGATGATATGCGACTACTGCCGCGTTAAGATCCTGATAGATAGCAATAGCGCTTCCGTCCTGCCCCTGTGCGTTAGTGAGTTCCTTGATGAGATAATATTTTTCCATTGTTTAGTTCCTCCTTAATGGTTAGTCAACGCCTGTTACTCTGATAAAAAATGTTGCCGATGGAATGTCGGAAGCATAAAGCCATAACTTTAAGTTCTCGCTATCCACTGTTACATACTGTATGAGGTCAAAATCTGCTTGTTCTGCTATTGTCGGAAGTACATCACCGCTCGCGCATCCGATACTCACTACGGGGCTTTCAGTATAGACATGATTTAATGTTGATGATCGTTTATATAACGTAGTGCCGCTCTGCGAAGTAGTGTCCTGCGTCCAGTTACTTGTGCCGATAGTTATTTCTTTTACTCCTTCTGCGCCGGCAAGCCCTGTCTGTAATGATCCGATAGCCGCATCAAGCTTGGTATTATCTCCGGAGTTCATATCTATATCGGAGCCGTACAGCGTTACATTGTTTCCGCTCTTGCCGTTTACAACTGTCGGATTTCCCTGCGGTCCCTGATCTCCTTTAGGAAGGACAAAATCAAATACGGCTGCTGTGGCCGTTCCGCTATTGGTTACGCTTGCCGTAGCACCACTTGTAACAGTACCTACGGCTATTGTTCCCGAAGGACCGGTATCACCTTGATCACCTTTTTCAAGAACAAAGTCAAAGACTGCGGCGCTGGTAGTACCACTGTTGACTACGCTTGCAGTTGCTCCGCTCGTTACAGTACCGACTGTAATTGTAGCGGCATCACCCGGATCACCCTGAACACCCTGCAACTGTCCTTCATTGGTCCATGCGCTTGTATCTACATCCCATATGTATAAGTCTTTCGGATTGATAGCACCGACAAGATAAGCGTTTCCTGCGTTGCCTACGGGATGTGCGGCCTGCAAGTCTGCCAAAGAAGCATACTCACCGAGTACGTTTATTCCCTGTCCTGTGTCTCCCTTATCTCCCTTAGGAAGCGTAAAGTCGAAGATGGCGGCGCTTGATGTACCTCTGTTTGTGACTGATGCGGCAGCTCCACTTGTGACCGTTCCTACCTGGATAGTTGCGGCCGTTCCGTTATCTCCCTTAGGAAGTCCAAAGTTAAGTATTGCATCCGTGGTAGAACCGGTATTTACAACTGACGGAGTAACAGATGATGTTACAGTACCGACTGTAATTGTGGCAGCTCTACCGGGATCACCCTTTGCGCCGGGCTGTACCTGAATGACCGTAGCATTATTTGGCTCATCATCTTGTATAGTGACGTTGTTGGAGAACTGCATCCTTGTACGCTGCGTGTATATCGTTCCCGAACCATCCATGATACGGTGTCCGGAAGAAGCCGTGTTGCCCCATGTAGCTCCGCCATCCTGTGAAATCTCAATAGCCCTGTCGGAGTTAAGACGGATGTTTGTAATATCCTCTGATGATACAGCCTCATCAATGCCTGCTCCGTCAAGCTCGTCTGCAAGCTCATTGAACTTAGGCACGATAACGTCTGTTGCTATCTCGTCAAACTTCTCCTGCATCTCCGTTGTGTTTAAGTTAGGCGTATCGGGCAAGCCGACAACACCTTTTCCGGTTAGATCCGCCTGTGTTATGTGTGTGAAGCTCATATTTCTGATCTCCTTTATCCCTTGTAGTTGCCATTTTCTACATACTCAAAAGCTATATTGTATAATCCGAAAGGCTCATCCTTATCATTGTTGACAAGCCTTAATCTGAATTTATCAACCTTCTTTACTCGCACTTTGGTTGAAATCGTGTGCTGTGTCTTATCTCCGCTGAATGACAACTTTGAGAAAACTAAGTGCATAAATGAGAAGTATCTTCCTGACGTTTCATCCTTCTTAATGAATTGCCACAAACCGCGGTTCATAACCCATATGTTGACCGATGTAGCAAGCGCCGAGTCAAGTCTTAAAGCCACATAGCGGAGCGTTTTGTTCTTGTAGAACAGTTTTCCGTCTATATCGGGAGTTTCCCATACGGCCTCAATAGGCTCACCATCATCGTTGTATGAAGCCAGCGCATACTTGTCTGTGTAGAACTCGCATATACGCCCATCGGCTGTTCCGAAGTAGCATATATCGTCTTTCTCCCACATAACTCTTGCAGGGAGATTATTCCGATAGAAGCCCGCATACTGTCTTGTCGCATAAGGCATTGAGCGGTCCGTCTGTAAAGGCTGTAAACCGTCAAGAATATAAGCTACGTCATTTAGACATAGCCAGTACATATCCTTGTAGACAAACCCGAAAGCATCTTCAAGGTTTAATTCATCAAGGAGTTTTCCGTTCACATAATAACTTCTGTTCTGTGCGTATTTCTCACCCGTTATATCCTGTGCCGTTACCGCAAACACACCCTGTTTTGTAAGGAATAAAGGCTCCGTTGAAAGATACGCAAAAGAAAACGGCGCTATTGCACCGGCTCCTTGAAGTGTATTGATTATCCTGAAAGCAGGCTCACTATTAACAAGATCACCCTGCCTCAAAATAATGTTTTGGTCTTTCTCCATGTAGTCTTTATGAGCGGCCAAATAGTTTGAAATGATCGAGTAGCCTATAACCGCGCTGCTTGCCGTTCCTAAAAGGGAGTAAGACGTATCTGTAAAGTATGTCGGATCAGTCCATCCTGAATACCAGTCATAGTTTATAAATTCGGGATTGCCCGAAACAAACAGTCTGTCAGTAGCACCATTAACGCCGTAGATGATACCGATAGTACATTTGTTTATCTTATCGGCATATCCGGGAACTGTTCTGTATGCCGTGATCTTTACATTATCCTGTCCTGTTAACGGACTCTGACCGGGAGGATTTGTAAAGTGAACTATGCCCGTTGTCTTGTTGTATGAGAAATCAGTGCCGTACACCTTCTCTACAAACACGCCCTGCCCGTTCATAACCCATGCTTTAGGCGGAGTATCGTCAAGGTCTGTGAAGGACATTTGATAATCATACTTGCCCGTCTCGCCCAAGAACATTTCTGTAAAGCCGGAACTGAGTAGGTTAAGGTCCTCATAAGGTTCGCCGCCGCCTCCGGGAGAACGAGATATTGTAAGCGTGGGGATGTACGCTATATCGGAAACCTTTTTAACTATGTGCTGATAGTTGTTTTCATCAACGTATGTACCTGTCCTATCGTCAACAAAACCGTTTACCAGCTCTGCGTTTATAACGCTTGTATGCGTTCCTGAATAACCGAGTGTGTTCTTGTAAGACACATTACCTACTTCAACAGATCCCGTGTCCGTAACGGTAAAGTAAAACTCATACTCGCCTATATCGTTAGTCCAGTCATAGGTTGTAACGCTTCCCGTAGGCTCGATCGTTTCAGACAGGATAACTCCGTCTCCTACGTCATATTCTACGAGGATGCTCTGTATATCGTTGCCATCTGCGTCAAAGCTGCAAACGGTGTTTAAGCCCAGCTTTCCGACTGGCGTACTCTGGCTAAGTACAGCCGTTTCCGTTGTAACAGTCGCATAGAATGTGAATACACATTCATAATCTCCATAGCTGTTTGTAAATTCGTAAGAGTCTACATCGGCAAGACTGATCGTGTCCGTAGTGCCGTTGTACTCAACATCAAGCTGTGAACATTCAAACGGCATATAGAAATTGACTACATCACCGTTTTTCAGATTAAGCGTTTCCGTGTAGGTTATCTGACTTTCAACTTCTGTTTCATGCAAACCTCTTGTGTAGCCATTAGGATTGTCTACGGCTTCCGATGTAAGCATTAGAAATTCTTTTCCGTCAAGCATATACAGCTTTTGCTCAAACTGCCACGCTTTACTGCGCTTATCGTTTGCGGCATCGTAAAGCCATACACGGCCCCAAAACATACTGCCTCCTGCATGGACGAAACCTTCCGCGTCTCCTCTGAGAAGATGGAATCCGTTTATCCGTAAAGGCTTATTATTTCCGTCACGGTATGTTTTGATAGTCTTATATCCCATACATTTACGGACTTTGCCGGGAACGTCACGGATCATGTTTACGGCGTTAGGACTTTTTGAATTGTCTATGTTAGCCGGGCTGTTCGTAAAATCCACACCTTGAAAGTTATCTATTGTAAGTACACTTTTTGCCGGACTTTTCGGCACGTTAAATGTAGTAGGCATATCTTAAATCCATCCGCTTGTAGAAACAAACTTCTCCGAACTCGGAGCGCTGACCGAGCGAGTCAATCTCTCAAAAGCTACCTCAAATTCGTTACGGTAAATTGTAGCTATACCAATATCATCGTCCTTATATAGCTGTGATGCCATGTAGAGCGGCAGCAGGGCCGCAACTTCGGGATCAAGTGAAAGCACTTCATCATCCGGTGTATTAAGAGTAATGCTTTGAGGGTAAGCCTTGTAATATACCTTGTA